TGGGCGCAACCACAAAGGCAACAGCCGCCGCCGCTGGTATGACTGCGGTGAGTACAGCTATTGCTGGAACTTCCGCTGTTTTGCAAGCCCAGCAAGCCAGTAATCAGGCAAAATCCCAAACAGCGCAGTTTAACCAAAATAAACTATTGGCCCAGCGGTCTATGCTACAACAAGCTAGACAGCTTTCTCTTCGGGAAGACCAAGAGAGAGCCGCCGCTATGGACAAGAAATTCCAAAGCAACATAGAAGCCGCCAAGATAAAAGGTAGACAAATAGCCTCCGCTGGTGAAGCGGGTGTGGCTGGTCTGTCGATTGCTAACCTCTTGTCTGATGTTGAACGTACCCGCCTAAATAACGAAGGAACAATTAACAGAAACTTTGATGCCGTACTTCAGCAAGGTAAAGTTGACCGCGAGGGTCTTCTGTCTCAAGCAGAAGGACGCATTGCAAGCGTTCAGCAAGGAACTCCACCCAGCTTGCTTGCCTCTGGTTTGCAGATTGGTGGCATTGCTCTTGAAGGTTATAGGCAGTTCAGAAAAGACAAAACTCCAATATACAAATCATCTAAAGGAGCTTAACGATGCCTCCAAGACGAGTTAAGGTGGACACTTCAAGACTGCGGTCTTTGGGTGGCATACAGAACGTGGTTGCACGGCCTGTAGACACCTATGTGCGGCCTACAGCCCCCACAGAGGATGTTCGCTCTAAACAGATACTCAATGCGTTGAGTACATTTAGCCCAGCAGTAAATGCATTATTTGATGATAAAAAAGCAGAAATAAAACAACAGCAATCTACCGAAGGTGAAAAGACGTTTTACAACGCAACACCAGAGGAACGTAAAAAGTTTTTACAGCAAATCAAAAGTGGAGAGATAGACGAAACCCAATCACCCTTTTGGGTAGAGGGCTATGCTCGTTCATTACTCCGCAACCACGCCAAAGACTTTGGTGACCAGCTTATTATTGGTTGGGATACTGAGAAGGATAAGCCTAATTTTGACTTTAATACATGGGCAAACAAAACACGCCAAGAGTATGCAGAGAGCAACGGATTGGACGGCTTTCGGGCTGACGTCTTAAACGAAGAGTTCAATGAAGTAACACAGCGATTTGAAGCACAAGTTCAACAGCGAAACTTTGAACACCAGCTAAAGAAAGCTAGAGATAGTCGCACTGACTTGATGCTTGGAGAACTGACAACTGACCTTGAAACCATGGATGATATGTTTGACCAACAGGGTGTAAACATAGCTCCACAGGCAACCGCATCAATTAACGCACGTATCCAGACTGCTATTGACCAAGGAACTGACCCTAAGATTGCACTAGATACTTCAATAAATTTTCTTGAAGGTAAAGCTAGAGAGCTTGCCGCACAGGGCGGTAACTGGGAACAAATTGTCGAGGTTATGGAAGGACTGAAGAACAAGAGTTCTGTCTACGGAATCTCTAATAAAGCTGGTATCG